ATTCATCTCACTTAGTTGTTATTTCAGGTTGAGCATCATGCTCCGGTAGTGAACAGGTCTAACGCTTCCTTCGATTTACGCACCGCTTCGATAGTGCGAGTCGTGATATCTGAATTAGCGCCGCCTGACTGGAAGTGAATTTTGAATAGCTCAAGCTTCAGCTCGTCAGTGCCAATGAACTGAAATGCTTCTTCTGCGGCTGCGTTCTGGTTCATGACCAGTTTGTAAATCTCTAACTGGAATTTCTGTTCTTCAGTCATGGGAATAATCTCTGCCATTGTTGGCTCCGTTTATCCGTTAAAAGGGATATCAGTTAAGCTATCCCGTGTAGGGTATAAGCCATTATCAAAGCCACTCTTTAGGGAATGGCTTTTGTGATGGCATCACTTACTCTTTACGCTGCTATCCCACTCATCCCTGAATTTGGATGGGTTATTGAAACCTTCTGCTGACATAACAACTCCTTCAATGTTTGGCTGGTATTAGGATGTCTTTCCATCAGTCCGCCACCACAAAGAATCTTTTTTTGCCATAAGGCAGGAGGTTCATCTTTCAGTGGCTGCCAGTGTTATTTCCCCACTTACTGGCTTGGGTTGTTTAGCTGTACTGCTGCTAATTGAATATTGTTTGACAGGAAATAAACTCAGGTTTCATTATCAAGCCCACCCGTAGATAGGCTTTGTAATGGATAGCTGTTGCTCAGTTCTCGTAATGCTTTGATTTTTCCGATAACGCAGTTTTGCGTTTGCCATCAGCACGCGATATCGAGAGTCAACTGCAGTTGCTCGCGCCAGTACTCAACATTTGCTTCAATAACCGGCTTATCCCATCGCCAGCGAGCCATCTCTCTTGCCCCATTGCTGGCTTTTGATTTCCGGTCATCGCGAATGCGACATGCTTGCTCATATTTCTGCTGCTCAGTCAGTTCACCGCGAAGCAGACTATCAATGTGCAGGTCGCACCACACAGCAAAACGAGCATCACACCAACGGGCAAATGCAACTGAAAGTTTTGGATGTAGCCACGTACCACCACCCCTGTCCTTTCGTGCCTTGCTGGTTTTTACATACCTCGATTGTGAGGGATGTAAAATTTGAGATTCTTTCCCGGTCAACGCTTCGTCTAAAGCACGAACGTATTCAAGCGTTTCTGCCAAACGCATCCAGTTATCAATGCGTTTCCCAAATCTCTCAGCAACACCTGTGACGTTGATCCAACCATCAGTGTTGAAACTGACAATTTCACCTTTGTAATTAAGTGGCACGATATTCATAACGTTTACCTACCATTTGAAATGAACCTTTGCCGCATAGGAAACCAGCCCACCGAGGCTCGCCAGCACTAACTGGTATCCTCAAAGGCCCATTCCAAAGGGGCAGGTTCGGTGTAAAAAACATGCGTTGCGGTACGCATTTATTGCAAAAAGCCCCGCATCGCGAGGCTCATTAAATGGACTTTGTGATTTGCAAAAAAATTATTTCAGGCATTGCGTCCTGATGTACTCCTGCAGGTAGTTAACCTGCGCGGTTATCCTGTCGATTCCACTTCGGAGACGGTAATAATTGAGTTCAGCATCTGCTGTAAGTCTTGGGCTTTCTCCATCGCCCATGCTGCTGGCTCCGGTCGTTGACTTTGCACAGGTGGCGGCGACTTGCAGGCGCTTACGACCAGCAGAAACATCAGCACGGAGACTTTCGATAGTCGCGTTAGCATCAGCAAGCTCCTTTGTATATCTGGCGTCGAGTTTTGCTACGTCACGTTGACGCTTCTGCATGTCAGCGATTGTGGATGTGGCTTTATCGCGCTGCTCTTTGTAGGCGATGGCGTTATCACGGTAATGATTAACAGCCCATGACAGACAGACGATGATGCAGATAATCAGAGCGGAGATAATCGCGGTTAACCGACTCATGACATCAACACCCCAACGGCCAGAAACCACGGCCACGCATCGTTGCCATTCAATGCGAGCAACGCTGCCATGAAAAAGCAAATCATGCTCATTGTTGCCCCCACAAACAGACTTCACGCTCAATCTCACGACGGGTCATCAGCCCTTTCCATTGCTTACCGCCAGCGTATGTCCAGCGCCGTAGCTGATCACATGCGCCCTTGATATCGCCCTGGTTTATTTTGCGAAGAAGCGTCGATGTTCTGAAATTGCCTGTGCCCACGTTATAGACGAACGAGTAAAGAGCGCCGCGCGTTGTTTCCGGTATATCGACTTTGATGTACGGGTTAATTTGTCTGGCGACCGTGGCAAGGTCTTTATTCAGGAGGGCTTTGCATTCTGCTTCGGTATACGTTTTACCGAGCATGATGTCTTTTCCGGTGTGTCCGTGGCATACAGTCCATACACCAACAATATCTTTGTATGGTATGTAGCTGACACCTTCCAGACCATCGTTACCACTCGGTCCAGTGATTAACACAGATGCTATAGCAATAGCCCCGCCACTTATCGCCGCTATTACGCTATTTCGTAGTGCCGGTGACATTGCCATTCAATCTGTCCTCGCGCTCTTTGCGCTTGTAGTACCAGTTGATGCCAAATGTGCCGACAGTACAAAGAATACCAATGATGACAGCCCAGTCATTCAGGGAGAGAATGCCACCCATCGCAGTCAGTCCTCCGAAGCTGTAACTGAACCATTCTCTGATTTTGTCCATACGGTACATGCTCTACCCCTTCATTGAGGGGATTTGCTCTATTTAATTAGGAATAAGGTCGATTACTGATAGAACAAATCCAGGCTACTGTGTTTAGTAATCAGATTTGTTCGTGACCGATATGCACGGGCAAAACGGCAGGAGGTTGTTAGCGCAGCCTCTTGCCACCCGCTTTCACGAAGCCAGCCATTGAGCTGGTTTTCTTTTATGCAAAGCACACCGCACCGTAGCCACAGCGGATAAGGTGATTATTTTTGTCTGTCTGGTATTTGGTTTGATGTGCTTTCAGAAAGGCCGTGCTTAAAACGCAAAAAGCCCCGAGCTATTAACTCAGGGCTTTATTTAACCAGTGCATTTATCCATCGTTGGGTCAAATTTACCCAACTTTATTCAAAAAGTCAATATCATGCCGTTAATATGTTGCCATCCGTGGCAATCATGCTGCTAACGTGTGACCGCATTCAAAATGTTGTCTGCGATTGACTCTTCCTTGTGGCATTGCACCACCAGAGCGTCATGCAGTGGCTTAACAGTGCGTGACCAGGTGGGTTGAGTAAGGTTTGGGATTAGCATCTTCACAGCGCGATATGCGGCGCTTGCAGGCATTCTTGAATAGCCGACACCTTTGCATCTTCCGCATTCTTTCTCAACAACTCTCCCCCACAGCTCTGTTTTGGCAATATCGACCGCACGGCCTGTACCGTGGCAATCTCTGCATCTTGCGCCCGGCGTCGCGGCACTACGGCAATAATCCGCATAAGCGAATGTTGCGAGCACTTGCAGTACCTTTGCCTTAGTATTTCCTTCAAGCTTTGCCACGCCACGGTATTTCCCCGATACCTTGTGTGCAAATTGCATCAGATAGTTGATAGCCTTTTGTTTGTCGTTCTGGCTGAGTTCATGCTTACCGCAGAATGCAGCCATTCCGAATCCGGCTTGTGATTGTGCCATCCCCATAGCAGCCATCACATCAGTACCGGAAAGAGAGTCAGAAGCCGTAGCCCGCGGTGAGTCACTCATCATCGGGCTTTTTGGCGAATGAAATTTAGCTACGCTTTCGAGTCTCATGCAGCATCGCCTCCCGATGTCTTGTTCAATCCAAGCCGGTTCACCAGTTCGCGCTCTCGATCATGCAGATAATTCATTGCCTTCTGGTGTTGCTCCGTCATCTCTCTGATGCTGTGCAATTCAGCTTCGTCACGTTCACGCTGCTGTTTCGCCTGGTTAATGCTGGTTACGGTCATAAATACCTCTCCCGCCCTGATGAATCATTAAAACGCCGTTAACGATGGCGTGATACCTGGCTTCTTTGTCGAACAGATAGCGCCTGACTGTGTTGCGGTGGCACGATAAGCGCCGTGCTACTTCTGTCTGGTTTCCATATGTCTCTATGAGCATGTCTGGAATGGTTTTGATAGTGTGTGTCATGCGGCCTCCCGGATAACCTGCTCATGACTCAGATATTGACCCCAGCAACTGACCAACAATCTCGCTTTCACAGCGGATTTCTCTTCGTTGCGCCACCTGCAGAACCAGTTAACAGCGCCTTCCATTTCTTGCCTGACCTTGCCGGCATTGTCGAAATGCAGCGGATAGACAACATCATCGAAAATTGCCGCAGTGGTCATTGGGTATTGGATTTTGCTCATGCTGCCTCACTTCTGCTGTCACGCAGGTATTTAAGCTTCTGCTGATACTCCGCCTTAATCGCTTTGCATTCTTCGATAGTCCAGCGATGGCGGTTATGGTTTGATTCGATTTCGTCTACCGCGGCCTGACCGATACGGTTAATAAGCTCGACGCGATACGGAACGAGATTTCCGCTTTTATGCTGGTTGCACACCACGCATTGCTTGTGAATATTGCGTTCATCAAATCGGAGTTGAGGTGCAGCAGCAGTTGTCCGGTAATGCCCGGCATCCCACTGAGCAGACGTGAGCGTTCCGCACGAGATACATGGTAAGTCGCGGTCTCTTTCTCTGATGAAGGTGTTTACGGCTTGTTGGGCTTGTTTAATCCAGTAACTGCGGGGCTTTAAGGCGAGTTTTCGAATCTTCAGTTTATCTTTCTGTCTCTGCTCCTCTCGTCGTCGTTTCTTCTCTGCTGCTTTTTCCGCTTTTTCGCGTTCTTTGCTTCGTCGTTCGAGTGCTAACTTCGTACCACAATCAACACAACACCACTGTTGGTTCTGAAATTGCGGGAAGAACCATTCCCTGCACTCTTCGTTCTTACAACGCCTCCTTACCTTCCTCATTCGACATATCTCCATTCGGATCGCGATATACCAGCCATTCGTTAACACATTCGGAACAGGCGTAAATTTCATCAGGTGCCAGTTGCTTGTTACATCCTGCGCACATTGCCCTTGCTATGCTCTCTTGCTCATAACTTCGATTGGGGTCAATCATCGCGTTTTCCTCATGCGGTTCCATTTGGACTGCAACAGCCCATAGACATAATCGAATGTCTTGACCTGGCTTTCTGTGGGGATTGGCTTTGGTTTATTTCTGGAGCGTTTCGTTGGTAGGTATTTGCAGTTTTCGCAGATTATGTCGGTGATACTTCGTCGCTGTCGTGCCATACGTCCTCCTTCGTCTCTGGCAGCGGGAAATTACCTACTGGCGACCGCTCACATCTGATACACCATTGGTGCCAATAAGGTTGATTTGGCCGGAATCGATAATCGTCTTTGCTTTCTCCGCAGCGGTAGCAGTGTTTCATGCAACTCTCCCTGTTCGTTGTGACCACTCGTACTCTCGCCGGGAATCATCACTCCATCGCACGTTACGTTCTGAGCCGAACCAGAACATAATTTCGATAAGCTCTGTCATGCTCGCCTTCCTCATCTTGCTGGTACGTACCCCAAGAAGAACAACACCGCCATCAATACCTGGTACACTTCTTTGCTCCAGCTTTTTAGTCTTGAGCCACAGCGCGGTGAAGATGTCTTTCCAGTCTTCCGGAGACAGTCGTTGACCATGCCAAAGCACCTGACGGGAGACGTCCTGAAGCATCGGCCACATACGGTCGTTCTGCGCTTTGGTTCGCTTAGGTTCTTTGACGTGGACTTCGTGGGGTGACTTGTCGTCGATTGGTAGTGAGAGAATGGCGTCTATGGCGTTATTTCTGATTGCTTCGTTGCGAAGCAGGAATAATTGCTTCACTTGCCCTCCTGCTCTTCTCCTTGCGCTTATCCGCGTAATACCGGTTTAATTCGTCAGACATCCTCTCTCCGATAAGCGGCCATGACTCAAACCTCGCATTCGCAAAATTCTCAAGCCATCTCGCAAAATCATCCAATTTATCTGCTAACCAATAAACAAAATCTGACAGCCATACTGCTGAAGCCAAAAAGATACGATGCGGATTAAGGATGAAAATAAGCGATATTTTCATTCCTCTTGATACTTTGCTCATACTCACTCCTTCACTTTGATTCCGGCGGCGCGGATGGCTTCTGCGCATTCCTGAATACCAGCGTTTCTTCCATCATCCCAATCAACCAGGTCAGGAATGGAGTAGTCATCGCTGGAAATATCATTTTTTGCTGGCAACTCAATCGCAATAGCAGAACGTGAAGCAGACCATATTTTCTCTCCCCATCCCTCAGCGCAACTTTTCCGAAGATATTCTTGCTCAGGGTGTCTCCACCATTCTAAAAACTGCTTTCTTGATTCGTCCATATTCCTCTCCATCACTCGCCTAACACTTTCAGTGCATTAGCGATTTCTTCAATCTGGTCATCTGCCTGATTAAATATTTCCCATACTGAGTCATCTTCTTCCACTTCGTAATACGCTTTAAGCGCGTCAAAAATCACTGAATAGTTAATCTCGGATATTTTCATCATTACTCTCACTTTTAGTTGATAAAACACCACGCCATTTTTGCTATCGCTACAGGTACAATTCCGATAAGTACCCAGGTAAACGCAGCACCAAACAACATAGAGAATGGGTCTTTACCGCCATTAACAAGGCTAATGTAGCTACGCAGAACAATAAAAAACGTCAGAAGAATCCATCCAACGCCAATGCATTTGATGGCGGCGAGCATCCAATTAACCATGCTTCCTTCTTCCCCAAATAAAAAGGCCTGCGATTACCAGCAGGCCTGTTATTAGCTCAGTGATGTAGATGGTCATTGCTTCATCTCCCTTTCCATTTCATCAATGTCAACGTCATCAGGAAGATGGGTGCAATACGCTGCTATACCATGATGATTTATCTCATACCCTTTGAACGTTACCATCTGGTGCGTAATCTCAACTTCATTCAGGAATCCGTCATCGCATAACTGCCTGGCTATTTTCGATTTGGTCTGGATTATTGGTAGTACCTGTTCTTTCAAAGCGTATGATATTTGTGCATCCCATGCCTTTTCGAGAATGGCTAATTGTTTTTTATTCATACGTCAGCCCCTTGTGCATATCGCTTTCTGCGTCCAGCAGGTGCATTTGATGCCGTGCAAATCTGTCTGGCTTCGTTCTGGTCACATCCAACAAAGTGTCCGTTGCAGAACCGCTGGTAAACCGTACCAAGCGAGCCAAAACGGTTTTTCGTCACGATGATTTCAGCAAATGGTGCGGCGCTACTGTTCTCGTCATATACCGCTTCCCGATAGAGCATGATGATTGAGTCTGCATCCTGTTCAATGCTTCCTGAATCACGCAAATCTGCGTTTGTCGGGCGTTTGTTTGGTCGCTTCTCAACATCGCGGGAGAGCTGGCTTAGGGAGATAACAGGAGTTTTCAGGTCTTTCGCCATCGCTTTCAGGCTACCGGAGATGTGAGCAATTGCGAGGTCATTACGTTCCGCTTTTGGTTTCTCAATTAGCCCGAGATAGTCAGCCATAATCAGTGACAGATTCGGGTGCTCCTGCTTGTGGCGTTCGGCGATGGACCTGATTTCTTCGACAGACAAACGTGACGCGTCAACTACCCACACATCTAGATCTGCCAGCAACTTCATCCCACTTGCAACTCTCGCCCATCCTTCATCGTCCATACGTGATGGGTTACGCAGCACACTCACCGACATCATTCCTGCGCCGGCAATCCCTCTCTCAACAACCTGAATGGCGCTCATTTCCATCGAGAAAATCAACACACCGCGCCGGACGTCGGAACCAGGAATAACACGACTTGCCACGCCTTCGGCTATCTTTAGCGCCAGTTCGGTTTTACCCATACCAGGACGAGCAGCAATAATCACAAGGTCTTCTGCGTTCATCCCTCCGGTGATAGCGTCAAGCTCTTCGATTCCGGTCTTCAGGGTATCCGACTCTTCTCCGTTCCTCAGACGCCTGTCAAGCGTGTCAGTGTAGTCATTGATGATTTCCCCCAGTCGCACAGGTTTAACCTCGTTACGCGGCTTCCTGATGGATGACAGGCGCTTTACAAGCTCGTCCATCGCTCTGCCTGATGCGTCCAGCGTGCCGTTACTGATTGGCTCCCGCATCTCATCCAGTAGCTGTAAAACCTGACGCCGTTGATAACTGTCTGAAACCATCCCGGCATAACCTTTCAGGTTTGCAGCGCTTGGACATGAACGCGCAGTCATCATCACCGCGGTTGCGTATTCATCCCCGCATTCCTCGGCTACCATCAGTCCATCAATCAGGTTCCTGTTTCTGGCCTGCTTTCGAATAACCTCAAAAGCTTTCCGGTAGAGCGGAATTGAGAATGCTTCAGGCTCCAGCGTTGCCAGAACGTCACTGGCGGTTGGTGTTAATCCCCCAATCAGCAAGCCACCGATAACGCTCGCCTCGATATCCTGTCTCATAGTGTTCCCTCACGAATTGCTATCAGTACTTTCGGGCGGAGCAGGTAATCAAAATTAGCTACCCAGTCACGGTCGTTATCACCGAAATGGAATGGTCTGGCTGCTGCCATGAACGCTTTGACGTATGCCCGGAATCCGTCGATGTTTTTGGTTGCCAGTGAATCAATCAGCTTTTTCAACTTGCGTTGTCGTTCAGAATTGACCTCCACTGCATGTGGGAGTCTGTCACCAACAATCTCGTTGTAGGCAGCAATATATTCTCTGTAGTTAATCTTGGTAGGTTTTCGCTTTTCAGGTTTAGAGCCTTCATCGCATCCCCCTTTAGGGGGTAAGGGGGTATTTGTATTTATTGTCTTTTGTATATTGTCTTTTGTGTTTGACTGATTCGGTAAATTGGTTTTTACCGATTTGGTGAAGGTTAGTTTTACCGATTTGGTGAATGTTTTACCGAATCCGTTAACCTTCGTCTTCCACTCGGAAATATTTTTATTCATACCAACCTGACGCCCCACCTGAGTGAGAACCCCCATTCTGATAAGCTCGTTTTTGGCGGTAGAACATTTGGTTGGTGCCATGCCAGTGAGTTCAGCGAACTGTTCATTTCCGATCCAATCTATTTTTTTGTTATAACCGTATGTCTTGCGCCACACAGCCATAACAATCAGTAGCTGATGTTGAGTAAGCCCAGAAAGCATGACAGCTTCCAGCAGTGTATTTGCAGTCCGGGTGTAGCCATCGTCGAGTTCTGCCACGCGATGCTCCACAACCTCCAGATGAGGTTTTATCGGTGTTACTGTTGCAAGATTACTCATGACCTTTCCTCTTCAGTATTAGCTTCACTTTCTCCAACTCAGCCCGAAATCGACCAGGCTGTTTGAAGCTGGATAAGAACCGATCACGTAGTATGTTTTTGTGTAATTTGTCCTGGTCAGGACTGAGTTGTTTTGGCATAATTACTCCTGTGGATTGAACCAGTCCTTCTACATCAGGCCTCGAAGAATTCGCCGTTCTTCGGGGCTTTTTCTTTTGTCAGGTAGGTAGCAAGCCGCCTGGTGAGCTCTGCCATTTCCTCGTCTTCGATTCCATACTCCAGAACCGCAAGCATCATGCTGACCTGAGAGAAGAAGCCGTTCTTCCATCGGCTTACCTGGTATTCAGGAACACCCATAGCTTTAGCGAATGTCTTCTGACCCATCATGGCTAACTTGTTGAGTAAGGTGGACTCGATGCGAGCCGCCTTCTTGCTTTTAGTTGCAACTACGTTCATTCAAAATATTCCTTAGAAATTAGATAGAGTTGGATTCGCAAATACACGCAAATCCGTTTAATAGGTTTACCGCGTTGTCGGCGGTTCAGATTGGTAAAGAGCGTTTTGCTTACGCCGCTTGGCGATAAGCGTTTTCTTGGTACTTCAGGGCGCCAGCTGTAACGATCTCTAATCGGTATGCGTCTTTCTCTGGGATAACTTCCTTCCACTGAGATACCGCTGCATCGCTAATGCCTAAAGCCTTAGCTACTGCACGCTGGGTTCCGAAGTGGTCGATAACATCTTTCTTGTACATAGACTCGCTCCGAAATTAAAGAACACTTAAATTATCTACTAAAGGAATCTTTAGTCAAGTTTATTTAAGATGACTTAACTATGAATACACAATTGATGGGTGAGCGTATTCGCGCTCGAAGAAAAAAACTCAAGATTAGACAAGCCGCTCTTGGTAAGATGGTGGGAGTGTCTAATGTTGCAATATCGCAATGGGAGCGCTCTGAGACTGAGCCAAATGGGGAGAACCTGTTGGCACTTTCGAAGGCTCTTCAGTGCTCCCCTGACTATTTGCTGAAAGGAGATTTAAGCCAGACAAACGTTGCCTATCATAGTAGGCATGAGCCAAGAGGATCATACCCTCTTATCAGTTGGGTAAGCGCAGGGCAATGGATGGAAGCTGTAGAACCTTATCACAAGCGCGCGATAGAGAACTGGCACGACACCACTGTAGATTGTTCAGAAGATTCATTTTGGCTTGATGTCCAAGGTGACTCTATGACAGCACCGGCAGGGTTAAGCATTCCAGAAGGAATGATAATTCTGGTTGATCCCGAAGTCGAACCAAGAAACGGCAAGCTGGTTGTTGCAAAATTAGAAGGTGAAAACGAGGCCACATTCAAAAAATTAGTTATGGATGCAGGCCGAAAGTTTTTAAAACCATTAAACCCACAATATCCGATGATAGAAATCAACGGAAACTGCAAAATCATTGGCGTAGTTGTTGACGCAAAACTCGCAAATCTTCCATAAGGGGCACCCGCCCCTCACACTACATTTTCCTTTAAAAATCAAATAAAAACTTAAGTAACGATAAAATATTTAAGTTTTCTTCAAAAATACACTTGACCATTTAATTAAGAAGTCTTAAATTTTAGCCATCAGCAGGACGCTGGTAGCCAAATGGAAAGACAACGCTCTTTAACTTCGATGATGCGCTGACAAAGCGCGAATAGATACCAAACGAGATTGGTTTGGACTGGCGTGTGGTGGAGCTTAGGCCTCTAGCTGTACCGATCGGGCCGGACTGAGAAGCCACTTGAAATCCGGAAATTGAGACAGGTTCCGGCGCCAGTACCAAAGCCATTTCACATGAGGACAAAATCATGACGGTTATCACCTACGGCAAGTCAACCTTCGCTGGCAATGCTAAAGCTCGCCGTCATGCGCGGCGCAGAAAGCTAGCCATAGAGCGCGACACCATCTGCAATATCATCGATTCAATTTTTGGCTGCGATGCTCCTGATGCTTCTCAGGAAGTTAAAGCCAAAAGAATTGACCGCGTTACCAAAGCCATTTCGCTTGCCGGAACGCGCCAGAAGGAAGTTGAAGGAGGATCTGTACTTCTTCCAGACGTAGCACTTTACGCGGCTGGTCATCGTAAGTGCGGGCAAATTACCGCTAGATAATTATTCAGGCAGCAAACCTCTCATCTAATCAGGTCGCAATGCGGCCTTTTTTATTGCCAAAATTTAAGGAATAACAACATGACCAAAGAAATTGTGACATTCAAGGGATTTAACAAAGACCTAAAGTGCCGTGGCTTTCAGTTTGCAATCGGTGAAACCTTCCATCACGATGGAAAAGTAGAGGCTTGCGGTTCTGGATTTCACGCCTGTGAATGTCCTTTCGATGTTTTCATTTATTATCCGCCGGCAGAAAGCCGCTATGCGGAAACAATATCTTTTGGTGTTATAGACCGTGAAGAAGAAGGTGACACTAAAATAGCCAGTGCCAGTATCACAATTAAGGCTGAGCTAACGCTTCCACAGTTCATTCAGCGTGGTATTGAGTGGATTTGGAGCAAGATTGATAAATCGCTGGAACAGCAGATCATGACTGGCGACTGGTCAGCAGCAACCAACACTGGAAGTGTCTGGATCGCAATCCGTAGCGGCATCACTCGGAATAGAAGGAAAAGCCAGGGCATCTGAAGGCGGAGCTATTGTGCTTTGCTATCGAGATGAAGATGGCGAGTTAATTCATATCCGCGCCAGTAAGGTTGGCGAGAACGGTATTATGCCGGATATATGGTATCAACTGAATGAAGATGGTGAGTTTGTAGAGTGTGAGTGATGCACTTAATGCGGATTCTGTGATTCCGCATTGCGAGCAATATCGCTCGTAACCAAACGAGGACGACGACTCGTTCTGGTTAATCGAAAAATCATCCCTTGATGTTATTTGCCGCTCGCAGTCAGGGCGGCTTTTTTACCAGTATATCAATAGCGCTTCATATCGAGGCGTTTTCGCTATGCCAATAAATAAAAATGGAGAATCCCACGATGACATTTGCTATCGCGGGCGGTGCCGTCATGGGTATCGCACACCTTAATGAATCACTTTTAGAGCGTATCACCAGAAAATTACGGGCCGGATGGAAACGTCTCGGTGAAATTCTTAATCAGCCAGGAGTGCCACGCCATGACCATTACTCCTGTTAATGGAACAATTCTTGTTCAGCAAGGAAACAGGGAGTTCAACAAGCTATATGAGAAAGTATTTCCGGATACAAAACAGGGAATGTCTGATGCGTATACATGGGCTGCCGGAATAGCTCTTGGTTGGGATAAGTGGCAGGACGAAGAATGGGAGGCGCGTCATGTTGCATGATTTTGATGATGAAGAATTTATTGCTCTCAGTTCTCCTGAAATTGAGGAAGAAGTGGAGCAGCAAATTAACTTAGCCGCAGAACGGCAGAATCCGGTTATTAGCTGGGATGAATTTGCAGGGTATTACTCATGAATCTGGATCAGTTAGATGAGCCGTTCGCAGCTGAAGATATCGAATGGCGAATACAGCAAAGTGGTAAAACACGCGATGGCAAAGTGTGGGCTATGGTGCTGGCTTATGTCACAAACAGGGCAATCATGAAACGCCTGGACGATGTTTGCGGCAAAGTAGGATGGCGCAATGAATACCGCGATATTCCCAACAACGGTGGCGTTGAATGCGGCATATCAATCAAGATTGATTCCGAATGGGTAACTAAATGGGATGCTGCTGAAAACACACAGGTAGAAGCCGTCAAAGGTGGTCGCTCCGGCGCAATGAAGCGTGCTGCCGTTCAGTGGGGAATTGGTCGGTATCTGTATAACCTTGAGGAAGGTTTTGCGCAGATATCCAGTGATAAGAAACAAGGATGGCACAGGGCCAAACTGAAGGATGGAACAGGATTTTACTGGCTCCCTCCATCGCTGCCGGACTGGGCCATGCCAGCATCATGCAATCAACCATCACCAGAAAATACCAATCAGAAATCTCCATCGGTTGACTGCGAACAAATCCTGAAAGACTTCAGCGATTATGCAGCAACAGAAACTGACAAGAAAAAGCTAATTGAGAGATATCAGCATGACTGGCAATTATTGGCTGGTCACGATGATGCGCAGACAAAATGCGTTCAGGTAATGAATATCAGAATAAATGAGCTTAAACAGGTGGATTAATGAGAAGATTAAACATAACTCCAGCTGAGATGGAGTCAGTCTGCGGTCGCATGGTAGCTTGCCGTGCAGCAGAACATCTGGGCCTAAACATAAATCAGTTTTATTACATAGCAAAAAAACTGTCATTAAAAACGGCATTCGTTAAGCCAAGATGGAGCGACGACGAAGACAAAAGAATGCAGACGCTTATCTCATCAGGCTATACACAAAGAAATGTAGCAAAAATTCTCGGGCGAAGTGAAGAGTCGGTAAAAAGCAGGCTATCACGTTTACGAAAGAAATAACCCTATACGTACCACATTATTCGTATAACCTACCCTGGAGTAAATTATGCCAGCGCCTTTGTATGGTGCGGATGACCCGCGCCGCTGTTCCGGCAATTCCGTATCGGAGGTGCTGGATAAATTCAGAAAAAACTACGACCTGATAATGTCGCTACCGCAGGAAACGAAAGAGGAAAAGGAATTTCGCCACTGTATATGGCTTGCAGAGAAAGAAGAACGCGAGCGAATTTACCAGACATCCATCCGGCCATTCCGCAAAGCCACTTACACCCAATTCATTGAAATAGACCCGCGCCTTAAAAATTACCGTTCGCGTTACGGCGCTACCAGCAATAACTGAGGAATTCATCATGAGAGGTTTGTCCTACGACCCCGGAATCCTTCCATCGGAAATGATTATTCGACACCGCTTCAAGCCCATTAACGATATTCCACGCGAAGAAATGCTGGCGAGAAAGAGTTTTCCATCAGTGAATGAAAACAAATATCTGAATGCAATGTTGCGGAGTGGGAAGAAATGAAAGAAGTGAAAATATACACGATTGTCAGTGACCAGTTATCACCACCAATAACAGGAGAATCATTCTGTACTGACATGGTGCGTCATAGTGATTATGCGGAGCTTGAGGATAAATACGCGGCGCTGGCTGAGGTGCGGGCAAGTGCGCGTAATGAAGGTATCAACTATGCCGCCAGCCGCCTCGCCGCCGCATTCAATCACGGATTCCTCGATAAACCTGTATCAGAAGTTCTCGACGTGACACGCATGATTTTGTCGGCGAAAGAGGATTTAGCCAATGACCCACTACCCGCGGATGACGGTTTGTCAGGTGAATACGCGGAGAAGGCGATAGAAGAATGGGAAACCCAACTTCGCCAGGAGGCCGCCCAATGAGCAACATCGACAAACGGGCGCTTCGTGAAGTGGCTGAGAGGGCTACGCCGGGGAATTGGCGCCGCACCTCATCACTGTTCAATGGCATCACGGTAACGCCATTTTCTCTTTGCGGTGAAGAAGTGACGTTGGCCCATACTGTTGAGAAACGTGACGCGGAATTTATCGCCGCAGCCAACCACGCCACCATGCTGGCGCTGCTGGATGAGCTGGAAACCAAAGAGGAACAGCGCGCCAATTGGTTTCGGATGGCGCAGAAGTTAGGCGAGGATTTGGATACAGCAGAACGCCTCATAGCCGAACTGGACCAACGCCTGATTGAATACGCGGGAATTGCAACCCGTGAGGCTCGCCGGGTGGCAGAACTGGAGGCGCGGAAGGTCAACCTGTCAAAACTCAGCGTTGGAGAAGTCATGCACATGAGCGGATTCAGCCGGGATTATGCCGAGGGTTGGTGTGCTGGTAATGATAATGCGATACACGAAATACGCACCGCTGGCATCAAGGTTAAGGGGTGAGTATGGCTAAGACACAAATGCAGCTAGCAAACCGGGCATGGCGTACCGAAACAAAGGCTTTGGGATGGCATCAGGGGCAAAGCTGGAAAGGTGGCCGTAAAGCGTGGAAAGCATTCTGTCGGGAGAATGCCGCAATCACAGTTGAAGAACACCTCAAAACAGATCCGCCATTTGAGGACCAGGATGACGCCAATTATCACGTAGCTGAAGAATTAACGTACTGGACGAACTAATTAACGGAGACGCCCCACAAGGGCGTAAACAGAATGGCTCGGATTTTTTTACGCTATCCCACGGAATGTGTGAACGACGCGGGGCGAATGGTTATCCGCTATGCGCCGCATGAGATAGCCGGATTTAGGTTTGATGATGGTCAGTGGGTAAGCGCCACTGATATAGCACGACTTGGTAATTATGAGATTCGCTGCAACAAATGCAAGTCTAACGACTGGACAGAAAACGGTCGATTCATCAACGAATATGAATGCGGCTGCTGCGGTGCATTCATTGCTGTGGAGCCTAAAAACAAATGGCAAAATTAACGAAGAAAGAACAAGCCTGGATTGATGAGGTTAACGCGGTGCTGGCCCGTTGCCCGTCACCGAAAAAAATCGGTTTTTACACCATCGGCGATTCGAATATTCACCTGTATGACCTGCGCAAATACAACGAAGTTGAAAAGGCGCTGGACACTGGCAAAGCGGCAGACTGGTCCCCGGCGTGCCGTGTAGCAGGTGCGCATATTGAAGGGGCTATTGATTTCCCATCTCCAGTTGAAAGCACGGCAGGCTGAGGGCTAACCCATGACCACTATTACCAAAGAATGGCTACAGCAAACTATCGCTGAATTTGAAAACACTCGCGACGATATTCCGTTTGGCCTCGACGATGATGACGCCAAAATTCTTATTGTGCTGAAGCGTGCGCTGGCATCGCTGTATGCTGAGTCTGTGCGATACCTGAATAAATTTTCCGGTACATGCGTGACGTTAGAGCAGCAGCCAAATGCTGCTGATGATGTTGCCGTGTATATACCGCTCTACGCCGCCCCGCCAGTGCAGGAAACTGGCGTTTACAATGATGTGCTCAATATCATCGGCCTGCTGAAAAAAAACGAACGGGCTGAGCACTGCACGAGTACAGTTTTAGGCTCACTCCTGGAATCAGAAATAACGCGTCTGGTTGGCAAAGAGCAGCCTGCACCAGAACGCAACCGGATACGCCGTGAGCACGCCGAGTGGTCAGATAAGACATTCGGCGATGTTGGCCCTGTCGGTCCGCTGAAACATCTCTCGAAAGAAGCATTGGAGGCCGCTGCCGACCCATCCGATCCGCTTGAATGGGCTGATATGCAGTTCCTGCTATGGGATGCTCAACGCCGTGCTGGTGTTACTGACGAGCAGATTACCATGGCGATGGTGGAAAAGCTGGCGATAAACAAGGCCCGCCAGTGGCCGGAGCCGAAAGACGGCGAGCCGCGGCTGCATATCAAAGAGCAGCCTGCGCCGGTAGTGCCTGATGAAATGGCGACATCTGATGACATGAATCTTTATCAAAAGAGCTTTGCGCAAGGCTATAACGCCTGCCGCAATGCCATGCTCAACGGAGGTAAATCGTGAAAGATAATCAAATCCGGGAGATTGTAAACGAGCTGCATGATATTGCTATTGAGTATCACGGCACACAACAGTTACGTGAACGAATTGCGCGTACAGTTCGCGCCGCCCTGCATCATGACTTAGAAAAACTAAACCAACCTGTAAGCCAAACTTACGAGTTGCCAGAATTAATCGAAGGCATGGAGGTGTCCATTGATGTCAGCACTTGTGATGCTGATGCCGGGAATCGCTATTTCGGTACTGTCACCGAGGTATCAGAACTGGACACAGCAAAGAATGGCTACATTCTTCTGGTTCAGGACGCTGAACCAAATTTCGATGTGAATGGCAACTCTCCGGTAATTCCGGGTGGCTGGATAAGCTGTAGTGAGCGAATGCCTGTAATTGGCGAGCTAAATTGGAGAACTAGTTTTCCTTTACTGGTTACGTGTGAGATCGGCGTTATACCTGCTTATTACGGCTTTGTGAGAGTTAATGGGAATAAGCATTATGGTTTTATGGAGAGTCTTAAATATGGAGATGATAGCGGCAACCATCCTCAAACTAATGAATATGACCTGATTAGCAATGTCACACACTGGATGCCGCTGCCGGAACCGCCGCAGGAGGTTAACCGTGGCTAACCTGCGACTTGCCGTTAAAGGTGAATACTTCGATGCCATGATTCGCGGAGAGAAAACGGAAGAGTATCGCCTGTATAATGACTACTGGAATAAGCGAATTATGTTCCGCGAGTATGACCGACTGATTATCACAAAGGGATATCCGAAGCGCGACGATTCCAGCCGCAGAATTGATATTCCGTATGGCGGATATGAAATCAAGACAATCACACATCCGCACTTCGGTGATAAGCCGGTAAAGGTGTTCGCGATAAAGGTAAATATCGGCACTGAATAACAATCCTCGCACTCGCGGGGATTTCTTTTATCTGAACTCGCTACGGCGGGTTTTGTTTTATGGAGTGAATGATGTCTGATTTAGCAATGAAGGTATTGAAGTGGCAAACGAAAGGCCACGTTGGCATAAGTAGCGCAACTATGGCTTCTATTGCTCTTGGGCTGGAAAAGAGCTTCTACCACGGACGGTTTGACGCACCAAGCGATCCTGCCGATTTGCGAAGATGCATGATGCTCGTAGATGAAATACCTGAAATTAAAGATAGCTTTCCGCTCATAGCGAAAAAGGTAAAGCGGTTTTCTCCGATTTTACGTGAGTGGGATTCACTTATTGCTCTGCTTAAGCTTGAGCTTAAGAGGCCAGATAAGCGAGCACCAAAAACATATAAATGGATAAAAGAGCTTCTTTCTGACCAGGAGTAACCATGGAATCACACAGTCTCACACTCGATGAGGCCTGTGCATTTCTCAAGATATCCCTTCCCTCCAAGTTCGATTCCCAAACCGGAGATAAAACCTATGCGCGAATTACGCGATGACTCGCTTGTTGACTTGAAGTTCATGATGGAGGATTCTGGAATGGGCAAGACCTTCATTTACTCAGAAATTAAGAAAGGCCGGTTGCCTGTCCCTCACAAAATCGGTAGCGCATCCAGATGGGTTTATGCCGACTACCAAAACTGGAAACGCAGCCACTTCTCCCCTCTCCAAAATGCATCATGAATTGCCTTTGTGGGCATAATTGCGGGCATAAAACTCTTCACTTCTGTAATTTCTTATAAATACCCTGCACTTACCATATTCATTAGGTGCCTGCAGGGGACACCACTTTTCAGTTCTTCCTCGTTCGTTACAGTTCTAGAATCCCCTTTATAATCACTACTTATACCAAAAATAAGTTCTTAGACGTTCGTAGCGGATCGTTGACTGCCGCACATTAATGCGGGCATATTGTGGGCACATGTTAAAATGACCACGGATTTATGCCCACATGCTCACAGTAAAGCAAATTGACGCAGCAAAACCTGCAGAAAAATCATATCGCCTTGCTGATTCTGGAGGCCTGTTCCTGTTCGTACCTCCATCAGGAAAAAAGGTGTGGCGAATGCGTTACCGTTTCGACGGCAAGGAAAAGACACTGGTCATCGGACCGTACCCGCAAATCTCTCTTACCGAAGCCAGGGCAAAACAATCTGACGCGAAAATGAAGCTGCTTGCTGGCGTGGACCCATCAGAACAGAAACAGGCTATAAAGAAGAAGGAAAAGGAAGAAGTAGCTGATTCGTTCGGTGATATCTTCAGGGAGTGGCATGCTCATAAATCGAAGGTATGGTCGAAAGGATATGCTGACGAAATGATGAACATGTTCACTGGCGATATATTGCCACTCATCGGACATCTGAGAATGGAAGAGGTGGAGCCGATGATGCTACTGAAGGTGATCAGGCTATTTGAGGACAGAGGGGCGATGGAACGTGCTGATAAGGCTCGTCGCAGGTGTGGCGAGGTTTTCAGCTACGCAATAGTAACCGGAAGAGCTAAATATAATCCGGCTCCAGACCTTGTTGGGGCAATGAAGGGTTACAGAAAAAACAACTACCCTTTCCTACCTATGCATCGCATTCACGAATTCCAGAGGGCGCTGAATGGGTATGGAGGCTGGGTTATAGGTAAGATTGCTGCTCAAGTTCTTCACTATACAGCAATGCGAACAGTGGAGTTACGTTCGTTGGTATGGTCAGGAATTGACTTTGAAAACAGGCTGATCACCGTTGACCCTGAAGTCATGAAAGGAAGAAAACTGCATGTCGTTCCAATGTCAGAGCAAGTTACAGCGCTTTTCAAATTCCTGCAACAAATCACCGGACAGTACGAACTTTGCTTCCCGGGAAGGAATGACAGGAAGAAGCCAATCAGCGAAAATGCCGTCCTTGGTGTAATCCGCGGCATAGGATATGAAGGGCAGACATGCGGACACGGTTTCAGACATCAATTCAGCACGGTACTCAACGAGAAGCACTGGAACAGCGACGCAATAGAGATGCAGCTGGCACACGTAAGCGGCGGGACGCGCTCAGTTTACAACCATGCTGCATATCTGGCTACCCGCAGAGAAATGATGCAATTTTGGGCGGACTGGCTTGATGAGAAGGTGTCGTAGGGAAGCAACACAAAGCCTTGCAATCCGATACAAAGCTTTGTGTGCCTCAATTATGTCTAACTTTACTTTGTTAAATATTGTCCAGAGAAATATACAGTTCCGCCAGCTGGTATCGAGGCGAACCCAGCTACGTTTAATTGACCGTTAGTTTCAATATAACACTCAACTGGGATCATAGAGCTTGTCGCGCTAACACCCCATGCCGGGACAGGCACTCGCTTCAAAGGCCTGCACGCAGCGATAGTGTTATACGCAACCGCAGCTGTTCCGCGAGTCAGTGAACCTGTGATCTGCACAGTCTTGCCGGTTAGCATCATGTCAAAATCACCAGTATCAGCCCACCCATTTACAGGATTACCGTCTTTTACGCCTGGATATCCTGAAACAAGAACCGTTCCGTTAACATAACCACGGACAAGAGAGGCATCAAAACCAATACCACCGAGGTAATCAACTCCAGCCTTCCCATTCTCATTAGCAAAGAGCACGCCGTGACTTAAACTGTTGCCTCCCAACGCATAGCCACTCTCAGTATTCCCCTTTGCGGATCCGGTTCCAATATTGATTTCTGCAGAGTCCGGGTGAACACGAATGCCGCCAGATGCATTGCTAATTCTGTGCTCACCAATAGTCCAACCAACACATTTATTATCAATGGTTAATGAATAATAGTTCCCATAGACATTGAATGCAGAGTATCTACCAATGCTGACGTTTGTTATGAAACCGGTATTGGCATCAGATGGTATAAATCCCCATGACGCGTTCTGCACAATTAACTCACCAATGCCAATTCTGTCGATTGTTACATCATCGTGGGCGTCGTAAATACCACCCATGGTGACGTCAGGCCAGCCAGCGTTGTCATAAAGACCAACTGCAATTCTTTCCATATAGTTACTGGCGCATGCGCCACCAGAATCTGATTTGAAGATAAATGCATCACCATATTGGCCGTAGCAATGAGCAATGCCGCCCTGCAAATTTTGACACTTAATCGTTAGACCATGAAAACCACCAATGCACTCAACGTAACCCAAGGTTACACCGGATAATTGCTCAAGAAGAATGCTGTGCGTTCCTGGCTTACTGGCAACGTTAACTGAACTCAGCGTCTTGACATTGTCAATTTCTATATTGGCGTTGGAACCAACACCATAGTGCACAAGAGCGTCCTCGTAAGTTTCCGTTGTATACACATTCTGAGACACATAAGCACCAACATCGATCCCAAGGTTGTAGGTTTTAAACCCTCTCGCTTGATTCTTTACCGCCCCTTGAATAACTGTCCCAGTTCCATCGATAAATCTGGTTTTATCATCAGATAACTGAGGCATCCCAGTGCCAACAATAGAGATATTTTCAACTGTGTTCCTGCCAGTTCCGTACAGGCCGGTAATGTTGTATGTTTTTTTACCAAGCCAAAACACAGTACCGGCTTCAGCCTCAGAAAGTGCTGCTTTCAAATCACCGTTATATGGCTCGTTGTCGACGACGACAAATTTAGCCGGAAGGTTATAATGCTCGGCCAGTCCACCAACCAAAAGATAACCGTCTGGTTGGCTCAGCCTGTATTCAAGCTGATCTGGGTCATACTTCAATACGTTAGCAATATAGTCAACCTGACAACCATAGGCATCATAGATAGCCATGCTATGACCCTTAACGGTGACAACTTTCACCAGTTGGCCGTTGTATACGATTTTACCGGCTGCGTTGATAATTAGCGGCTGAGTAATCTGGACGTGAGAGCCATCCTCATTTTCAATGTATACGGGTATCTGATTGGCAGGATTAACCGGATCTGTATCAATCTGACCAATGTAAATTTTCCCATTCGCAACAGCTTTAAACGAACGGGATTCAGTAAAGATTGGGCGAGGGTTAGAAACAACTGCGTTGGCAGTGATATCTGTCATTTAATTTGCTCCAGATACAAGGAATCGCCGCAGCATGGCTACGGTGAATTTTGGGCATAAAAAAACCCAGCCGAAGCTGGGTCGTTGCGTTGGTTATCTGTCAGTAGTTATGTACTGAAGGAGGTAATTCTTTATTCTTAAGTCTCATCCATGCGGAAAGATTCGTTGGTCCGTCTGGCTCATTGATATCAACATCTCGTGTGTGATTAATTAAAACGTCCCTCGCCATTCCGATAACATACGAGAACTCATGACCGTAGTCGTAGCATCTGCCGGAATAGTTCGATTGAATTTGTTTTAATGCCGGATAGAGTTCGCGGAATAATGCCTGTGAGCGATTGGCATAATCCCATAGCCATACAAGGCTGTTTGCTTCTTTTGCAGAAAGCTCGTTGGTTTTCTTCTCTTGTTTGCCGATGAACTCGCCTTCAAGCACTACCCTGTGGATGTACTCTACGGCCAGCGGGATTTGTTCAATTGAAAGTTCATCAATGCTGTCAATACCAAAACGCTGATGAACCATATTGTATGCATCGTCATAGCGAAGTCCTTTCTTTCCTACCAGCATGTTTACTGCATCGCGTAGCGGTGTGCGTTCAGCTACTGAAGTTTTACCGCCAATAGTCTTCCTCTCTTGTGTGGCAGTAACCATTGCGTCATATGCACGGATAACCTTCAGCGCAAATGCTGCGCTAATCCACATGGCGTAGGAGTAAACAAGCTCCTTGCACACGTAGGTTCCACCATATCGACCTTTCTTAGAAATGACGGGATTCTTATTCTGCATATCCGCAGAATTAAAAATTTCATTAATCAATTCAATAGTTTCATTTCTACGCATGAAGAAAGCTGGCTGATGTTTTTCCTCCTTTCCAGACGCTACATGAAGGTCATTAAGCGAGTAACGCCCCTCTGAATCCATATGAATCTTGACGTCAGAAATGATGATGCTATTAGTGCAATTTACAGTTGACTTTGCTAAGCTTGACATATCAATAATACCTCGTAAGTTTTGTTGATACCGAAGCCCTGACTGTTCCCGCAGTTGGGGCTTCACTGTTTTTGTAAGTCACTGTAGCTATAAAGCCACTGACCACTCATTTTTGATTTGATTGACTCTACTGAGTCACGGCAAGGAATGATTCCGCCTGACATCATTCTGATCTCCGTAAATTCACCACTCCTTATCGATTCAATGCCATCAATGTTAACTAAAGATTTACCTCTACCAAGTGCATTCTCATAGCCAATCTCATCAACCTCAATAAACCTCATACCGTTATCCCCTCTCTCTTCAGGCTGTCCAACACTCGCTTGTAAATCTCAGAGTTAACAGATCGCCCGTTCTCTTCAGCTACCTTGCGCACCAAATCCAATACTTCTTTAGGCCACCGCAAATTGAACTGAGGCATTTTTCTTGCACCTTGCATATTCAACTCCATTTCACTCATTGATAGTACCGTACTACTATTGAAAGCGTACTACTACCGTTCTAGCATGTCAACAAATAAAAGGAGAACGACGTGGCTAGAAATGATCCACAATTCAACGTAAGAATGCCTGATGAGATAAAACAGCAACTTACGCATATTGCTGCAACAAATCGCCGCTCGATAAACGCAGAGATTATTTCAGCTATCGAACTATGGATAAAAATTCATAAAGGGCAGCTAATACCTTCAAGTAGTCGAATCCTGACAAAGTCTGAGCAAGAGGCGTTTGATGTAGCTATTGATGTGTTAAAACGTGTAAGAGATGGAGGATAACCATGGAGCAACAACAAGGGTCGCCATTATCATTGATTATTATGGTGATTTTTTTCGTTTTTATCTTTTTTATACCTGCGTTAAAAATATCCAAAAAGGCCGGTTTTGACTGGAAGATGGCTGTATGTTTAACAATCCCTGGCTTTAACGTGGTGGCGTGGCTCGCGCTTGCGTTCATGGATTGGCCAATTCACAAGTATCTACCAAAAGATGTGAATCGTAAGGATGCAAAATGAATAAAAAACAGCTTATTAAGTCAAAAACGTCAAGCAAGGAAGAATTAGAGAAGGAGCTAAACTCCCTGAAATATGCTCTGTGTCTGGTTTACTCAAGACTGCCAATGGAAGATAAAAACGCCATTTACAATGAAATGATTAGCAGCCTTGATTTTAACGATAGAGACCTAGCATCCCACCTCAACAGCTTCCGCGTCCCTGAGTAATTCTGTTTCGGATTTGCTTCTTGCGGTGGTTTAAGCTGGAGAGCTTGGCTTCTGCTTCTGATATTTGCGCATCTAGATCTTTAAGCTCAAGATCTGAAAGTCGCTGGTCAAGCAGGGTTTGATTCAACTCAATGTTGTTCAGACGTTCTTCTATGGTCATGATTACTCCTTATAAAAAACCCACCTGACGGTGGGTTTTATTAGTGCTTGTATAGGTTGAACTCTCTATCAAGCCATATAACAAAAAATGTCGATCCAAGACGATAACCAACCATGGCTTTCAAATCATCAAATCTAAAAGCCAAGAAATGATCTACGTCTTCCGTTATATGACTGGGGATACCTGCTTTAATTGCACCCCTTGCAATCTTCTCAAATCCAAGCTTATGCCTACCTTGCTGCTTAATATCTGCCCATGTTAGTTGACTTAATCTGTATAATTTATCAGCTAAGCCAGCTTTCTCATCTTTTTGGCATTTCGTTATGCAGTGAGAGCTTTGGATGTAACAGAATGAAAATTTCGGTTTCTTTTGATCTGAATTCCCCCCTGACTGCGGCCCTAACTTTAACTTACCTGTAGATTCAGCAGGGGGGATAATCCTTTTAGATTTTCTTGCCATCTCGTTAGTTAATCCGAGTTGCAAAGTACTCTGCCATCTCCTTAGAACTAATTTCAGAACCACCAACACCCTCAATATAGTTTGATCTCCATGGTGACTCTTCGTGTGTCATGTTCCTCAGTTTCCAGGCAGAAAATTGCCCAAAAACATCCCAGACTTCTTCTAATAGCTCTAACTGTTCTTCGCTGAATTTTTCAGCATCAAAAGACTCTGGAGAAGGGATAGCACCATTACCATATTGTTTATAACGGTGATAAAGCTCAGGGACAACAGGGCCATGCATCCAAGCTTCCATCTTATTCTGAAAAAGAGGCTCGCCAAGCAACGCCAATGAAAAACCCTGAGCATAGTAAACAAGCTTTTGTAATTTTAAATTAGAGATTGCGTCACCGCTATCCTCGTCACACCGCGACAGGAAGTAGTCGGCGACATCAAAACAAGTAAGCATGAACACACCTCCATCTTGATAGCCACAGCTAAGTATCCAACTATGTCAAATGTCATTTAATACTATAACAAAGCTATCAGCAATCCTTCGGAGGCTAACTTACAACCACTTTAGCGACATGTTTAAACCATTACGTTTCACATTTACTGCATTTTCGCCGAAGTTACCTATAAGGTAATGTCACATTTCCTGCAAGTTTCATGCAATGTTGAAAAGTGAGCTATTCACTTTTCTATGACACCAAACACCAAAAATAGCACTTTTTGCTAAATCATTCGTCCAAGTTGTGGATGGTTTGTCGTTGACACGTTTTCACACACCACTCCACCAATAAAGTATCATCTGGTATCCTGAGCAAAACTAAGGAGGTTGGTGTGAAGCAATTTCTTGCTGCTATGTTCTTATTCATATCTTTTGGGGCTACAGCAGAGTGCTGGGTCGTTGGAGATATGCGCGGAATAAGCTATTCAGAACGAAATAATTTCCATCCGGAAGAAGATGGTTTTAGTGGAACATTCATCATTAAGACAAGCGGTGAAGATGCTAGCATCACATATTCTGGGACAGATGCGGGCGGCATGGCTTACAAAGTATTGTCTAAAAACTCCATCATAGGAATCGGCGCGAATGGCGAAACTCAACGCGTTATCGACTCATGGGTAATACATCCTACTGGAACAGTTTTAATGTCAAAAACCATTTCCGGTTATGGAAATATGGATTCAACCAAAGCTTTTGTTGGAAAAGTAAAAAGAAAATGTTAGCGATTGAATCCAATTTCCCATACGTTACTGCTGTGTTGCCTCAGTGGCAAGCAGCGGTCTGATGGCATTTGCAGCGTTACTTAATGCTCTTTCATAGGCTGGCGTTCCTGCTTTAGTGTTTGCCAGACGTAAGAGAGCATTCCTTGCTGCTTTGGACTCATACAAGCGCATGATTGCACCGAAACCAGCCTCAAGTCCCAGTGATACACCAAGGGTTGCAGTTGCGCCAATCGTTCTAATCCTGTTAGCTTGCGATTGTCCTGTCTGTGTTACTACATTTGCGGCGTCCGACCTTGCTGTTTGCTGTAGAACTTCATGAAGAGCATCAAGCTCTTTCATGTGTCTCCCACTGAATATCGTGTTATAGATCTGACCGTCAGATTGCGACTTCAACTTATTTAACTCGGTAAGAAATTTTGTTGGCGAGTCTCCTGCTTTTTCTGCAATCTTGCTGATATAAGCAGCACGCATAGCGTTCTTTCCATCTTCACTAAGAGCTGGCCATATCCTCTTAATATCTGATGGTTTTCTGCTGAATACAACGCTGTTTATTAGCTCTGGAGTAAACTCTTTTTTAGCTTTGTTGAGATTATTCGCAATCCTTTTATTAAGAACCTTATTGAAGACGTTGGAGTAGTCAGAGTTTGCTTTGACGTATCTGGCGGCCTCTCCAGCCCCCAAATACCGCGCTGCGTTATTCCTCAAATCCGCCCCCATTGCCCTCTCCACGGCATCAGTTGCGGCTTTCGCGCTATTAGGAAAAACCATGGCATCTCCCTGAATACTTTCCCTCAAGGCTGACCGCAACTCTCTCAATAGACCAAAATCTATATCTGGTTTAGCAAGTTCTTCTCGCAAATCGGATAACCCGCGAATCAAATCCTTATTTGCCACTTTCCCAAGCCTATTAGCTCTGGTAAGTACGTTGTCGATAACCTTAATAGATTTTGATGTGTCAACTGGTGTGTCTCCCATTTTGGCTGTAATGTCTTCAATAACGCTTCCGGCCGAATCCTTCCTTGACTTCAGAGAGCCATACAGATCGTCAACAACAACTGATGGGCTATATTCACCATATTTCTCAAGCTGTTTTTTAACTAGCTGACTTCTTTTTGCATACTGCTCAGCTCGCTTTGAGCCTGTTCCCAGCAAAGCCCCCTCAGCATCCTGAGTAAGACCACGAGTGAAAGCATTTTTCGGCGGGATTACATCAGATGTCATTGGTGTCACGCCCATCGATTCTGATGTGGCAATTTTCTTCGCCACTTCTGGTGCAATATCACCTTTAAAGGCAGTTATTCCACGCTCAAGCCCTTTTGCAACAGTATTAACAGCACCACCTGTTAGCATGCCAACACCTATATCTGTTGCCAGTTTTCCCGCATCATTTTTCTCACTGTTTGCGGCGAGCGATCCGACTGCGTTTTCTGCCAGAAGACGGGCTGCGCCTTGAGTAATTCGACCAGCAAGTGTTGGCGCCTGAGTTGAAGCGCCGCCAACGCCAACAGTAGCCAGGTAAGGCAATGCCTCCGCAAACACCCTACCTTCTGTCGTTTGTGGAGTCAGAGCACCTTGCTGAAGTCCAAACGCCTGCTCTAATCCCTTAGTTGTTACTCGTGGCGCTGGTTGATATGTTCCATCGCCAATACCGAGTTTACCGCCAGCCCATGCCGCCGCGCTTGTTACAGCATCGGCAACTGATGCTGGTATATTTGCCACATTTACACCAGCCTGCACCAGTCCGCGACCAGTTTCTTTTACTGCTTCGCCGAGGTCAGACATAAATCCATCTTGCTGTTCTACAGGCTGCTTTTGGTTTTGAGTTGGTTGATTACTGGAGGACAGAATCTGAGCGATGCGACGTGCTCCCTCAGTATCACCAGCAGCATCAGCATTCCTTAACGCCGTCATCAATTGTTCACGACTATAGGCCATTACTGCCCTCCGAGATATTTGCCAATTAATTCGTCATCGGACAATTGCTGTTGAGGTTGGCTATCTCCATAACTTGAGGAAAGAAAACGTTTTGCCGCAGAGTTCAATGATTCACCCTTCTTAACATCCATCCCCATGATGTTTCGGTTGCGATCAGATTGTCCAGGGCTGCCGTTTGCACTCATCCACTCTGACCTAAACTCGTTGAACTTCGCGTTATTACTTTCCATTTTTGCCATACCCCTTAACCATCGAGCCATGACCATTGGATTATCCGTTTCGCTTGGAATGCCTTTCCTTGCAAACTCAATATCCTTATCAGATGCAGGGCCGGGAGGGAGAAGCTTGGTTGCCTGCGCATTGGCTAGTTGGTTGAATCTAATCCGCATATCTCGGAGGTAGTTATCTTGCCCCGTAAGCTTAGAGAACATATTTTCAGCGTTACCGAACAAACCAGGAGTTGGCTTCTCCCTCTCCAGCGTGTCAGCGAGCGTTGTCATTGAATCGGCAGCATTACGACTAGCTGCCGCATCACCTGCTGATTTTTCTATAGCCTTTTCCATGTTCACTGATAATTTTGGCGCAGCATTAATAAGTTCCTCGGCCTTTTTTTGTGCCTGTTGTACTTCAAAACCGAATTTCTGCTTATCAAGTGCCAGTCTTTCTGCTGCAAGTCCGTGTCCGGTCATTGCAGACTGATAGGAAAGGTTTTGCCCTCTCGCCTGAAGTGCTTCACCTGCCTGATTGCTGCGGATTGTCTCTGCCAGCCTGCCTCGGTCAATTTCACGACCAGCCATCTTGTCCTGAACAGCAAACGCCTTTTCTGGTCCAAGCGCACCGAGAGACATAGTAGTCAACATGTGTGATAGCTGCTCTGGATTCTGGATACCTGTCTGAATCATCCAGTCAGCATTAGCACCAACGCGATTTAACCTGTCCTTGTTGTCAGTAATGAATTTACTGTAGGCTTCCGGTCCCTGAGAAAGAGCGACGTTAGCCCTCATGGCTAAATCGCCCATATCGTTGCGTTGCTGATCATTAAGACCAGAAAACGCCTGTTGTGCCTGTGCAACAAACGCTGGATTTTCCTGGGCAAACTTAAATAGTCCCGATGGATCACCAGAAGCCCATGCATCAGCGTGAACCTTATTGAACGCACTAATAGCTTTCTGTTGCTGTTCCTGCTTATAAATATCAGCAACTCCAGCCAGACCACGTAACGCGGTCAGACCAACGTTATTTGCACCTGATCGAGCCAGTTCATTGTTTTCGCGGATCAGACCAAGCGTTGCGTTAATGTCGCTTGCCTTTGGCGCATTCTCATTTTGCGCACCGATGCCAGCAAGAAACCCACCAGAATTAATACCCTGTTGCCACGTAGCCATTGATTAACCCTTAAAACAGTGAACCAAGCAGACCAAGACCAGCACCAATACCAGCACCCCACGGAGTTGATAGCTCGAGAGCACTGGCTATGCCGCCACCCAAAAGCGCACCGGATGCAGCACCACTAACACCCTGCTGCAATGCTGACGGTCGGTTGGCGTTTGCCGCCGCCAGCGCCGCGCTTTGCTGTGAAATCTGACTCATGTTGTTGGCATATGTCTGCCCGGCGTTTGCCTGACCTTGCAGTGCGCCAAGACCAATATTTGCCAGATTCTGGTAGTTGTTCATCTGACCAGATAGCCATTGCTGACCAAGCGTTGGTGCGATTGTTGCTAACTGATTACCGGTTGCAGTGGAACCCAATCCACCTGTTGCTTCCGCTGCCGCCAGACTCTGATAGCGAGCCTGACCAGCAAGATCTTTGTACTGCTGAGAGTTGTAATAATCGTTAAGCGCCTGCCCCTGACCTTCGAGAGAGGATAAACCTTCAAGACTGCCGATATACTTATCTGCCAGAGGAGTAAACGGCTTCAGGTTGTTCATGATGGTGTTGAACTGCTGGTTTTGCAGGTCTGCGGCATACTTTTGCGCTTCTGCTGCATACTTTGCGCTTTTATCTGCGCCACCTTTTCCGCCTTTTTCAGGGCAAAGAGGTTCCTCACCGCGCAGTTTTCTGCCCAGCTTAAATGCATATAACATGGTTATCTCCCGTTATTCAGGAAGTCGGTTAACTCTTCTCGGGTGGCGGCGTAAAACGTCACGTCATCTACGCCTTTGAAGTATTTCTTGATGGTTCCTACTCGCTTGAGCCCAATCATCGCGCAGTACATCTGACCGTGGCGAAATTTGCGTGCAGCAAATGATGTAACGCACTGAACGGTGGTGTTGGTGAGAATGTATCGCCAGAACGTCAGCCCGATTTCCTTACTGAATCCGCGAATCTCAGGCAGGTACATGGCGTGGCAGTCAAAGGTCAGCGGCTGAATCTCGTTGTAATACACGATGCCACCGAACTGACCATGTACGTTCACTTCGAAATAGCGGCACTCAGGCTTGTAGTCGTATCCGTCACCGTTGTTACTCCCGGCGATGATGTCGGGATGGTTGCCGACCGTTTCTATCAGGTCGATGTTTCGGGTGGGAGTGAATGTAATCATCAGTTGATCAATCCATGAGTTCGTATTGCATCTTCGAGAGCTTTGATACGCTGCCGCGCCTGCTGCAATCCGGTAGCCATAGCTGATACCTCAGACTGCGTATATGTGGCACTGACCGTGTATGCCTGGTTAGCGTTGAATGTGCCGAGAAGCGCAGCACCTGTTGCTGCTGTCCATCCTGTCTGTCGCGCACCGATAACTTTAGTGCCGCCAACTGAATAGGACGTTGTCACGTTGAGAGGTGACGCCAGCGATTGAGAAGCAGTTGCTGACTTCGATACGTAATCAGCCTGCAATGAAGAAATAGTGCTTTCAGCAGCCGTAACCCTACCATCAAGAGCACTGACATCAGCCTGCAAGGTGACTATTTTGCCTTCAGCCGTGGTTAGTCTGACATCCAGTACCGCAATTGCATTGGCATTTGCAGTAATACGTATTTCATGGTCGTCTACGTCGATGCGTAACTGTTGAATTCTCTCTTCGTGGTCTGCAAGCTCAACATCCTGCTCATCGTTCTTTACCTGCGCGTCATAGGCGCCTTGCCCTGCTTCGTTTGCCTTTCCCGCAATAGCGCCAACATCAGTACCCTGATTTATGACATACAGAAGGTAAGACCGACTGAATATGTTGCGAGGGAGAATAGATGCATCAATGCGTGTAGCCTGAACCACGACAGGCTTATTAAGTGACGGGTCTGCCATATGTTACTCCAGACGAATTTGACACCCGGATAGTGTTACAGGTGATTTGGTGATTACCCGCAGTTTGAATCCGATTAATCGACGAATACGACCTACACGCTTCCATAAAACTCTCTTGTCGTACACAAACGGCTCATTCTGCTCAATCATCTGTTCGCGACCGTAATTGATTCCGTCTGTGGTTGCAGACAGGAACAGGCGGTCAGCGTATTGAGCAACACCAGTGGATGATTCAACTTCGAGGTCGAAGCATCTGGCATTGTCCGCTTTGAATAGGGGTGTAAACAACAGGTGTTCTTGCTGCTTGTCGTACTGGCTACTAATGTCGAATTGCAACTGCCCTGTCACCGCTTCTGACTTGTCGCCACACGCAATCTGGTTTCCTTCGTACATGAAATCGATGGCACGATAAACATCGTCGTATAAACCTGTTTTCAGTACGCACCATTGCGGCCCGTTCTGGCTTGATGAGGCATCGTAAACCAGCACATGACGCGGGAGATGGATAATCAGCAGTTCATGCGAATCGAACCTCAACGCTTCCATCACCCCGGTTGCCAGTTCATCAGCCGTGTATGAGCGGATAATTTTCTCAATACTGGCCGTCGCAATTGGTGAAGCCTGCCCTGACCCGATGATGTAGACGGAAGGTGCGCCAGTAGCCGGGTGACTGATGAATGCATATGAATCAGCGAATGGCGTTTTACAGTATGTTCCGGCAATGCCCTTCTGTACCATCAACGATGGCTGTGCGACATACAACGCAGCGCCAGCGGTGGTTGCACCAGTCAGGGAAAAATATTCAATCGTCGATGAACCAAAGCAGACAATGAAGTCTCGCCATGTGCCGATGCCGATGATGCCGTCAGGCTGCGACTCGGCACGATATTGTGCGCTGTATCGGTCAGGGTGCGATTCGTCTTCAAGGTCAGTGATAAACCATGAATCAGTGCCGTCTTTTGACCATGCATAACGCCCACGTAAGCGAGTAATGTCACGTACTGAACCTAACTCATACTGCGTGTAATCGCTGTCTGCAGGCCAGTTTGAGACGGTTTTAACGGTGCCATCATAGCGATACTCGACCAGTTGACCATTAACGCCTACCGCCTGTGATGTGCGACCATGTGCCATAGATACGCGACCGCTTCCGGCAACATCACCTACTACGGTTTCCCCTTTGTAGAGCTTGCTGCCTAAAACGCGATATACAGCGTTCTGCGCGGTATTGTATTCAACACCACGCGATACACCATTTACATCGTTGCGCTTCGCTATGCCGGGGAATGAGCGTAAATAACCCGATGAGTTGAGGACTTCTTTCGGTGTAGCCAACATATTGATTGGTAGGTAATCAATATAGTCGGCATTCTTGAAGTCTTTACCCATTCCCTTCATCATGGGGAGTTGTTGAATCGGCATTCTGCTCTCCGGGGAAATAATGCCATTCGTTCAGATTGGCGAAACTGTTTCCACTGCCAGTTGGCATACGTGACGGGTAAGGCGCTCGTTTAGCTCTGGCGATGGCGGTCTGCTTATAGAGAAGTTCCTTCCCATATTTAGCGGTTGCGATAATTTTGGCGGTAGCCTCAAGCGCATAATCCGGAGCAATTCTGCAGGCCAGATTGTGGAATACTGCGCTGACTGCGCTTGAGCGAAGACCGTGATCATCACCTTCAGCGGGAGGATTATCATCATCTGAGAATACATAGCCGGTGATGATGCCCTTTCCGTCCTGATACCACTCAGCCATCATCGCTTCAAGGTCGTCAACAGCATCCTGCATAGACTGAGGTTCGATATCAGTGAGAGTTGCATCTGATGCTACACCAAGCTTACGCAGCGCCGCCCTGACCAGATCGCCTTTAGTCTTTATCTGCATCGCTTTCCGCCTTAGGCTTTGGTCCTGGCTTTTTGCGTTCTTTGGTTGCCGGTTCTTTCGGTCGCAGGCTTAGCAGACGATTCAACACATCATCTGCCGTGTGGCCGTCCCATTCCTTGCCAAACTCAATTTCCGTGCCTTTAGGCAGATGTTCAATTTCACTCTCTGGGAGGTGGTATGTTACCGCGCCTTCTGGGGTGTCGATGCCAGCTAACACCCATCCATCCCATTGCTCGCCGTCATGATGCTGGAAGCTCCACCATGCGCTTTCGCGGAAGGCATTCATTAGTGTTGAAAACAGGCGCACTCGATGTGCATATAGTTCGTTAAAGGTGTGGTATCCATCAGATACTTCACCCATGTCTTTCTTGACCACGCCTGAATCGCCGATTGGCTCGTCATTAGTCTCCGGCACCTCATTTGGATGCTTAACCCAACCATCGGCAAGGTGATCTTCTACGTCGCCGTCATCGACAACTTTAGCCTGAACTTCCTTGCCCCATACCTTCGTTCCACGACCCTGCTTATATAGCATTACGCCCATATGTCACCTCAAATAAAAAAGGGGCCTAAGCCCCTGTTAGTTACGCAGTCTGACCAGGCAGGCCAACACCGATTGCTTCCGGTCGTGTCGCGTTTACGCCGTACCACAGCGCAATACGGCACAGGCCGGACAGGGTGGAAATATCACCCTGCGTAGCGAAGATACCGTTAAGGCCGACATCCGGGATGCTGAATGAGGTAGTTTTCATACCTGCAAACAGTTCGTGGTTAGCCGGAATGGGCTGAGACACAATACGGATGGCGTCATCAGCCCAGAACACGTTGGTGCGAGCATCCTTAACGTTCAGGATGTTCACCGCCATTGCATCAGCCAGCGAGGTGTTAACGTTGGCGTATGCCCGTTGCTCAGGAGAAAGAGAAACATCATCCAGTGCTACAGGCTTCGGCGTGATTTCAACGTGAGTACCATCAACAACGCGAACTACGGAGAAAGTCGCGTCCTGCGCCAGTACGTTCTTAGCCATCTGACCAAGGAACTTCACGCCAGTAAACGAAATTTTGTCGCCGCGTTTCAGGCCGGTAGTTGCAGACAGGGTGACGGTAGCAAAACGGTTATCAACGTTAACTTTGTTGCCATCGTTATCCAGTTGCCATGCGACAGGCTTGAAGGACTGCGCACCGGATACAGTGATGCCAGTTGCAGTAGATTTGGTCAGCACAGGAAGTTTCGGAGAGCGCAGGACATCATCGAAGCCAGCAACCTGACGCTGGATAGTGCCATCGCGGTACGCTTCTTCAGGAATGCGCCCGAAGATATCGCGCTTATTCAGGTCATAACCCGCCTTTTTGTAGTCCTGCGGGTTGAAGAAGTACGATGTCCCCATGTCGCGGTTAAGTTCGCGGGAGAACATCAGTTCTTCTGCATCGGCCACAAAGTTCCATGCGTCTGCGGTGTTAGTGCCGATAGCGTCCGGCGAAGTGATAACCAATGACCCCATCTCGGCGGCCATGTTTGCGACTTTCAGCTCAACGTTGTTAGCCAGTTTGCGAGCTGCTGACTGGATGCGGTGACGATACGCAGTCTCGTCTCGCAAGTCATCTGCGCGTAACTGGAAGAAGTCGTTATCCGGCTCTCCCATGTTTACCGCGACGTTAAGCTCCAGTAACCCTGTCGCTTTATCAGTTAAATCCCAACCCTCCTGAGTGGGGGACTCCTGCTCTACAGGCATCCAGATGGTATTGCTGGAGCGCTGCATAGAAGCCGCAGGCGGGGTGTATTTCTTGGCTTTCTGCGCCATTGGAGTGATTGCGGAGATGGTGTCAATAATCTCATCCACCGCCAGTGTAACAATTTGACCTTCGTTCAAAGCCATTATCGGATTCCTTTAAGTTTTGCCTTTAGCTTGCGGTAAGTTTCCACATCTCCCTTGCTCGCAGCAGCATCCATTTGTTTACGAATGGCATCTTTATTTGCTGCGCTGACATCACCGGTAATCGGCTGGTCAGCAGGGGGAGCGGAAGAGATTTGTTTACCGCGAGGCTTGAGAGTTAAGCGTTCGGATAGTCGAGTGAGTTCAATCAGCGCGGACTGCCCATCCATCGCCAGTAACTGGCGGGCTTTCTCCGGGTTTGCACCCAGGTGATACATGAGCGCGGCGGACTTCTCCGGGAACAGGCGCATAATGTCGGCCCCAACCGCAGGCGGAACCAGTTGCATAAATGCGTCTTCTTTCTCCTGATAGTCAGGGATATTGAGCTTTTCCGCCGCGTCATAGTGTTTGCGGGCAGCTTCGACGTATTGCGCTGATTGCTGGGTAAACTCCTGAGTCTTGCGGCCCTGTTCTGCTACGGCATTGCTGCGGGCGTCCTGCGCTTTCATTAGCCATTCGGTATTAGCAGCATTGAAAGCGGCAAGCGCACGGCTGTTGTCATAGTCATATTTGGCCAGGCCTTCTTCTGACAGATAGGCATTAATATCCGGCTGAGGTGGAAGGTCAGGGTTTACCCGTAAACTCTCCGGCAATTCTCCGCGTTTAACTGCTTCCATCTGCTGCTCAAGCTCGCGCTGTCGTTTGCGCTCGATGCGGCGGCGGGCGAATTCTGCGTTCTTTGCCGGGTCTTGTTTTGGTGCTGTCTCATCGCCATTCAGGACAATCTCAAAGCCCTCTTCCTGACCTGCATTGTCGTTGGCATTATCGACAACTAAGCTATCAGCAGATGCCGCTGCATAATCGCCGGACAGGGTTAAGTCTTCAGTTGCCTGAATTTCGGTGGTTGGTTCCATGATTAACTCTCTCTTATTGAGGTGTCTCGGCTACACTGCCGGAAGGTTGATTTTGTCTCTGCGATTGCAGGATGTTGGCAATGTCCATTCGCTGCTTGTGCGTCTGTTCATCGCCTTTAAGGAGTAACTCAGCATTTGCGCGAGCGTCTTCGCTGCGGTCCTGCTGGAATGAAGCAACAGTTTTAAGGAACTCCCTAAACTCAGATTGTTTATTGAGGTCCATGTTGTTGAAGATTTCTGCAATTCTGGCAGCGTTAAGCTGGTTCTGCGCTTCGACTTTAGCTGCATCGATTTGCAGGGACAGTGTCTGGTTCTGAGCTTTAGCCAGTTCAGCCTGCCCCTGCAGGAGTACGCCCTGAGCCTGAACCATTGCCGGGTCTTGTTGACCTTGTTTGGCTTGTTGCGCCTCTACTAACCATTGCTGCTCTTCAGGCGTTTCTGGCTTCTTAACGCCCATCTGAATAAGCTGCTTATTGGCATAGTCACGCATCATCTCGACACCTTTACCATCAAGCAGGGTGAAGTACTGAAGCAACAGCAGTTGATATTCTGGCGTTCCCTGTGGCGTCTTGCCGAGCAACTCAAGAATTTCTGCGCGGTTTTGCTGCTTCATGGACTGGAATGATGGTCCAACATCCGTGTAGCATTCATAGCGCCCCCTGATATCGTTCAGTACCTGTCGTTCACCAGTAGCAAGGTCAACAACCTCAGCCATTAGCTGAACCTCTTTTTCGCTGCCATCCTCAAGGGTGATTGTCACGTTGCGAGGGACATCATAGATGTCGTTAACTATCGACTGGTAAATCTCTCCATCACGGCGCATAGCGGTAGCAAGATTATCCTGAAACACGTATGTCTCAAGGTCAGCCCGCATATTGAGTTGATTTACGGTATCGAATGCAACCTGATTACCATTAACCGACCCAGCATCTACACCTAGCGTTGCAACCTCTTTTACTGCACTGGTTGCAGCTTCCAGCATATAGGCATTGGCCTGTGGAACTTCCGGATTTTCGTAATATGCCAGCGGCTGAGTTGGCATTTCTCCGCTGTTTTCATCAGTGCGATTGAGCAGGTAGTACGGGTAATCGTCGTTACCGTCGTACATATGCTCAAAGCCTGCAATCTGCTCAGGCCAGAAGAACGGCTTCTTCTTCGGAGTACGGGCCACGATATCGGCGTTGAAGGACATAATCATGTTGCGCAGACGCTGACCGTCTTTTGTCAGGCGGACGACACCCTCATACACTTCTTTATCTTCAACGAAGCCCCACTCTCCGAATACCGGAACAATGGGGATATGCTCGCCAGCAATGAGCTGCTTGTCTTTCAGTACTGCGGTGCAGGTGATAATCGATTTGTATACCCGGCGACGCTTAATCTGGCGCTCTGCAATTTTGATAAATCCACTATCAGCCAGGTCGTCGATGACGTCTTTAATATCGCGCTTAAAGTAGCTTACCGGCTCACCCGTAACCGGGTCTTGGTAGATATACGCCGTCTCTTTCTTCTCGACCACTTCGTAAAACTCAGCGATCTGAATTGTGTCCTGCGTCAGCCATGGAAACACCCAATCGTTGGGGTTCTGGAATGATGGAATATCATCAGCATCGAGGTCGTATTTTTCTGCGAAATCCTCCCAACCATTCTGGCTCATTGAGTGGATAACTGTGCAGTGACGGGCGTCAGACTTGTCCATCAGTTTGCTGTTGCTGTCCCAGATAACATGGGAGCAGGCACTATGGATAGGCTCTCGACGGATAACCTGATTGTTGCTAGTTGGACTTTGGTCTTCGTAGTCAGTGACCAGACGCCACGCACCCACGCCTGCTTCAATCTGCTCACGAACGGCTATGTTGACAGCAATTTTCGCCGTATTGTGCCGCATGTCGGTGCGATACATGCCCATCAGCACATCAGCAGCGTCAGGACTTGCTCCATCCTTTGGACGATACAGAACATCAATAGGGTTCTGACGCATCTCAGAAACGAGCTTGCGCACCACTGGACGTACAACATCGAACTGCCCGCGATACTGCAGGGTTGTGTATTGTGATAGCCAGTCATCCCACTGAGATACGCGGGAGAAGAAGAGATCATTCTTGGCCTCCCTTCTGGCTTCATCGCTGGCTATCCAGTCCGCATCAAAGCGCGACAGGATGCTCTCCAGCCTGTTTTTATTGTCGGCCATTATCGTCCTCTGCGTACTGGTCTAATCGGTGCGGGGATTTTCTTTTCTTTCGGCTTTCCGATATCGCGCATCATCCTGGCGAAGCGGCGCATCATGTAGCCGTAGCGAGTAGCATCGAGCACATCATCGTTGGTCTTGACAATCTTGCCGTTCTCATCGCGATGATATAGGCGGAACTCTTCAAAAAATGGTTCGCATGTGTTGAATACTTTGAATCTTCCTTCAAGCATCAGGTCACGAAGTTCACTAATGCCTGACTCTACTGAGTTACCGCCATCCGGGAACGTTGCGTGTTCGGGAAGCATAGAGAACCCGGCGTCCGCATATTGGGTTTTAAGTTGCTCACCACCGCCCTTTTCGTGTTGGTGACCGTCATGAGGCCACGCGACAGGTATTTTGTTAGCCCACGACTTAACAGCACCCCATGCCTGAACGGCAGTGTTCTCTGATTTCTTCCATACACGCGCCAGATAGAAAACATCTGCGTCTTTGTCCCACCAAAGCTGAATGTGAGCTTGCGGGTGGTTCCAGCCGAAGTCCTGAGCGTCGATAACATAGAAGTGATCGGGACACTCAAACGGCTGGCACTTAATCGTCTCTTCCGGTATCTGGAATATTCGACCGCTACCCATCGTAGGAATACCGCGAGCACGCGCCCCTCTCTCATGCTCAGGATAGGATGCGATGATTTGCTCTTTCTGCTCGTCGGTGTAGTGCTCAGCGTCATAGATGGTCATGTTGACCACTTTCTGCGACTTACTGGGATTCTTCAGGAACTTGGTAACAACGTCAGACATCCCCATCAGCGGGGTAAACGTCAGAATTGAGAATTGCCCGTATTTGTTTGTACGGGTAAGACCTTCGCCATAGATGCTATATGGCGGCTCTTCGTCAAACCAGACGCCGTGAATTGTGTCGCCCTGCCAGCGGGCGCGGCCCTGTGAGTAAGGCTTAAAGTAGCATATTGAGATGCCATCTTCGACGCCTTCTGGCGTGTGGTGCTTAACAAGAAGGTGATCAACAAGATTAGGGAAGAACGGAGACTTCTTCCAGCTAATGATGTCCTCTTTCGGGATTGACCCATAGCCAGGTTCATCATTCTCTTCGATACGCCCGCACAGGATGCGTTGAGTCGTTTTGGTTACAGTCTCGTTTGTTTCACCGCCAATCCAGAAGACAACAGGCTCATAGAAACGCTTACCTTTCCACTCACCGCCATATTTACCATCAGCAGGATAGCCTTTTGTGCCCGGATAACGCCCTGTAAGGTGAAACGCGACTTCAGCAGCACCAGTAAATGACTTACCAAGCTGGTTACCAGCCATAAAACATCGCTCTGGATAGTCATGTCCGGCGTCGATGAACTCACGCTGTTTGCTGTATGGCGTAAATTCATATAGCAGGTGTGTGTTCCGGTAGTTCTCTTCTTCTTCGAGTAGCTCGAGCAATTCGATTTGCTCTTCGTCGCTCAGGTTATCAAGAATCGCGTCCAGTTCCACGGTTGAATAGCTCCTTGATACGAGAGCGCCGCTTATCGCGATCTCCCTTATCAGGTGTCACGTCTTCAACTTGCGACTGCTCTTTGAGGCCCAAATCACGGGCGATGATATTAGCGTTGAGAAGGTCAGCGGCTGCGCCAGAGAATTTCTGGTCGTAGATAATCTCCTCTGCTCGCGTGGTGATGTCAGAAAAGCCTTCCATAGCGCGGAATGTTCCCCACGTCTGTCTAGTGATATCGAGGAATATACACAGGCCAGAAATAGTCATTGCTCGTAGCTTTGGAAGTGACTCTTGAGTTACCACACCCTGAAATGCAAACGCCTTCACCTCATATAATGGGTTGGCTTCTACCCACTCGAAGTATTCACAACAAGCAGCCCACAGCGCCTCAGGCGATTCGAATTTAGGATTTCGCCCATGACTACTGCGGGCCTCCCAAAATCGGTTGCCCTTTGGTGCTGCCAT